GGCGAGGCTGTAGCGGTAGCCGTCGGAGGCGCGGACGACCTCGACGTTGTAGGGCAGTTCGATGGGGACGTCGTAGACGAACTGGGTCACCTTGCCGGTGTCGACGTCAGTGACCAGATCGATCTCGTGGACGGAGTCGACCGGAGCCACGCGGTTGAGGTCGGCGATGCCGCCACGGATGAAGTCCTCGACCTGAAGGACGCTGAAGACTTCCTTGGCCTCGTCAGCGAGGTCGCGGTAGACGCCATCCGTCAGTTCAGCGAGCGTTGGCATCCATCACCTCACAAGAGTCAACGAGCCGTGACCCGAAGGCCACGGCTCGTATCGTACTCGACTGCCGTTCCCGGTTACGGGGTCGGCACCAGCGTGGCCGTGAACATCTTCGTCCCGGTCGCGTTCGAAGCAGGACCCATGACGGGCGTGCCATCGAACTGGACGAGGCTGAAGCCCCACATGCCCTTCCAGCCCATGATCGCGCGCTGCGCGAGCGGGTCGGCGTGATCGCCACCCCGTCCGACGCGGTACGCCTCCAAGGTCTGGTAGTCGCCGACGACGTACGCCTCCGGGCCGAACGCGACGACCTCGTCGGGCGTCCCGGCGTTGAGCCGGTTCGTCTCCATGAAGCGGATGCCACGGAACGTCCCGACCTCTCCGTTGAGGAGGTTGCCGGGATTGGCGTACTTCATGGTGTCGGTCCAGCCAAGCTCACCCGTCTCGGCCTTGATCTTGGCCGCCGTCTCCGGGCTCACCCACGCGTGGTAGGTGTTGTCGGAGAAGCGGGGGACGTCACGCCGCTTGAGCTTCGTGACGAACTCGATGATGCCAGCGGCGAAGCCGGTGGCGGTGAGGGCGATGGTCGGGCTGGTGTTGACCAGCGCCGCGATCGTCTTCTCGATGTAGTCGATCGCGTTCCAAGACAGCTTCTCGGCCGACTTGGCGTACAGGTCGAACGGCGAGAACACCTCCGCGAGATCCGTGATCGCAGTGGTCTTGCCCATCTGCTTCCCGGTGAAGGTGAACGTGTCGAAGAGCATCTTCTCCGTTTCCGGTGGGACGCCCTCCAGAAGCTCGACCGCGTCGCCCAGATCGGCAAAGCCGGTGTAGACGAACGCGTTCGTACCCGGGACGTGCGACGCCTTCAGGTACGCGTTGCCCTCCTGCGCGAAGACAGCCTCGTCACGCAGGTTCTCGATGGTGTTCCGAACCACCAGAGCCGTGACGATCTTCGCGAAGTCGGCGTTGAGTTGCCCGCCGCTGAACGCGACGCCGGGGGTACCGGCTCCCAACGTGCCTTCGTTGGAAGGGATGATCGGCTGGGTGCCGGGACCCGTCTGGAGGGTACCGCCGCCCTGATTACCGCCTGTGAAGGCCATGCTTCAGGTTCTCCTCTTAGAACCCCTCACGCTGTGACTCGATGAAGGCCGGTGTGGCCCGCTTCAGGTCGGCGAGGAGTTCGTCCTTCGTCTTCTCGTTGAGCGGCTTCTGCTGTCCTGCCCCCGGCACGCCGGGTGAACGACGAGGAGCCGCGTTTGGATCGATGCGAGGCTGCGGTCCTGCGTCCTCGTAGGACGCCTCGATCGCCGCCAGTTTCTCCGGCTGGTCTGCCAGCTTACCGATGGCATCACCCAGCACTTCGGCAGTTCGCGGGTACTTGGACTGGAGTTCGATGGCTTGACGGGCCGCCTTCTCCTGCTGGAGTTCTGCCTCCAGCGCCCTCATTCGCGCTGCCTCTGCGGACTCACCCTCCGGCGGTGTGGCGGGGGCCTTCATCAGCGCATCCATCTGCGCCTTCATGGTCGCCGTCTCCGCGTTGTGGGCTCGCTGTGTCCCGCTGAGTCGGTTACGCCAGTAGGCTTCGACTTCCTCGACGGTCTGGGCTCCACTGACTTCGACGGAGTCACCCGTGGAAGCCGCTTCTCCAGCCGTGGCCTCTGTCTCGCGTACGTCGGTCACCTGTTCTCCTTACTTTGATCGCGTCACATGCGTGACGTCAAGGGGTGCATCGTGTCACGGCTGCTGCGGTTGTGCAAGGTTTGGAGCTTGGCCCGACATCGCCCCACCGATCGCTTGGATCCCCTTCGGCATCGACAGCCCTCGCGGCTGGCCTGTGGCCGGATCGATGGAGTCGTCCATCGGGTTGGCGGCGTCGAGGATCGGCTCCCACGAGTCAGGCCCGCGCAGCGTCAGGTTGAACATCGCGGAGTTGGCGATGAGGTCGGGGATGTTGAGTTCGATCTCCTTCTGCCCGTTCATCCGGCGGACCTGATTGGTCATCCAGTTCTCCATGATCCGGCGCTGCCAGAAGGCGAAGCCTGACGGCAGGTCCCACGGGAGCCCGGGCACGAACAGCGACATCGAGCGCAGGAACGGCTCGTTCTTGTACAGGTAGTTGCGAAGCTCAGAGTCGTACTGCTGCTGGCGTTCGAACGACTGGTGCATCGTCTGGCCCATCGTGTAGGCCACGAACGGTGCCTTCATGCCGAACGGCCGCGCCATCAGGAACTCAGCCATGTAGGGCAGGACCTTGCCGTACATGTAGCTCGTGGGGTACATCAGCAGGAACGGGTGGTTGATGGACCGTTCGAAGGCCGACCGCTCACCGCGCATGTGGACGAGGTCGTTCGCCCGCTTCTGGCTGGCGGACATGGCGATCTGAGCCCACTCCAGCATGTTCTGCTCGTCGGCGTTGTAGGTCGATGCCCGCGTCGACTCACGCTTCCCGGCCTTGGCGGCAAGCTCGTCCAGCACGTCCTTGACGGCAGGGCTCAGTCCGCCGCTGGCACGCATCGCCTTCTGCTCTGCCCGGGCAGCGGCCTTCTGCTGCTGGAGCCCCGTGATCTGATCGTCCACCCGCTTGATGGCGGCACCGGACTTCAGGGTGGCCTTCTTCGCCTGAAGGCGAGCGATCTCGCCGTCGATCCGCTTGATGGCCTCACGAGCCGGTGCCGTGGCCTGTGTCCGCAGCGACGCCTGAGAGCCAAGCTGCCCGTGCAGGTGCTTCAGCAGTGGCCCCATGGTCGGGTGAACGGATCCCTCGCTCTCAGCCCACAGGAAGTACTGGCTGACCAGCCACTCGTGCTGGGCTTCGGTCAGCGGCGTGCCCGGCGTCCACGTCCCGTACGGGGTGCCTTCCATCCCGTTGAACACGCCAGCGATGACGCGGTTGGCAGAGTCATCGAACTGCCACGCGTCCTTGTGGATCAACTCATGGAGGAGGGACTTGGGGGTAACGGCTCCTCGGTTGAAGTAAAGCTGGGCTCGTCGGTCGGCGGTGTCGGCTCTGGAGACGGCAGCGCGGACTGTTCCACCGGGAGTTCGCTCATAGAGACGCTCTCCGTTGGAACCTCTGGCTCCGGGGAGGTCAAGGACGTCGTCCCATCGGGGATCGGTTCCGAGACTGTCTCCTGCGGCGTCTCGTGCCTCCCCAAGGACTCGCTCCCGCTCATTTCGTACCTCACGAGAGGCGTACTTGTCGAAGCCTGATCGGACGGTTTCGCGGACCCGAAGCCTAGCGGCCCCGACCAGTTCGGAAACATCGGCGCTGGATCGTCCTGAGGGGGCTGCTCTGGCAACTTCCATCTCCTTCTTGGCGGCCTTCAGGGCCTTGTCGGCGGCCTTGACGGCGGCTGCCTTCTTCGGGTTGGAGTCGCGCATGCGACCGGCCTTGGCTGCGGCCTCCTTGGCGTCAAGATACAACTGGTCGTACTTCTCGACCAGTTCCGCACGCTGCTCAGGCGTTCGCATCACGCCGTGCTTGCCAGAGCCGCGCTGGATGACGTCGGTGTAGGTCTTGCCGGTCGGGTCGGCCTTCCAGTCGTGGCTCATGCTGACGAAGTCGACCAGCACGTCGCGCGGCATGAGCGGCTGACCGGCTTCGTCCACTTCACCGGCCAGCGCCGCCCCCAGCTTGGAGTTCGTCAGCGTCTTGTTGAAGGCGTTGCGGTTGGACGGGCCGGATCCCGGCTGCCAGAGCGTGCGGATGTGCAGCGATCCATCGTGCCCTCGTGCGATGAAGGAGTGTGACCCGATGGCGCGGAGCGGGCCACCCTCGTCGGCAGCCAGCCGCTCCAGCAGTTCCTTGCCATGCTCGATGTCGCGGACGGGGATGTCGACGCTGATCCCGACACCACGGTCATAGTGCGGAGCCCCGTCGGCAGCCTTGCCCACGTAGTCGCGCATCAGGATGCCGCTGTCCTGTTCGGCGAGGTACAGGTAGTGGGCGAGGTACTGCTCCGCTCCGGTCGGATCGGTCATCAGTTCGACGGTCTGGGCCGGGCGGTGGGTGCCCCCGACCACGGCGTCAGCGTCCATCTTCGTGAGCGCACGAGCGCCGGTCATCTCCTCAGCCTCGTCGGACGCGTGGTAGGCACCCTCGACGTGGATGGCGCGGTGGTAGTTCGGGTGCAGCACGTCCCATGGGTTCACTTCGTGCATCGGGGCGTTGGCGCTGGGCACGAGGTCGTGGCTGCCCATCCAGCGCGACTGTTCGAACAGCGCGTTGGCGACAGCGCCCTGATCGCCCTCTCC